AGTTCCTGTCTCAGAGCGTCATCCTTTACCAGGGAGAGTTCACTTCTTGTGAGATATCGACCCTCACCGTCCTTGATTATCTGCAGCGCATGCGTGACAAGTTCAATCTGAGACATACCGGGAGCCAATTCCACTCGCTGGCTTCCTGTCTCGATAGGTTCTGTCTGTGTTCCGGCTATCTGCTGTACGTATTGCGCCTGTTCCTCGAGTCGCTGGTCATACAATTCTCGCTCGTGTCGTAATTCAGCTCTTCGCTGAGCGACCGCTGTCTGATAATCCGAAAGCCAGGGAGATTCAGGGTTCCTTTCCGGCTCATCCATATCGACAATTTCTGATGAGCTCTCTTTTTTCTTTCGGAGTAGAGCCACAGCCTCTTCAGTCAATCGATCTGTCTTGGTATCATCATTCACTTCATCATCAACCATCGCCTCTTCGATTTGCCGTGCCACAATCTCCTGCGCTATTTCCTGAATGATCGGGTCTGTCTCGGGCTCTGTCGAATCCGTCTCTTCGGAGGAAGGATCGAAAGTCAACGAAGCATTCGGAAGATTGATTGAAGGAGGTTTTACCGAATTGTCAGTAGCCTTGCTAACCATCTGAGCCGAAGAGCTTTCTGGAGTTTCTGCTGTGGAGAATTTTCCATCCACCTTGAAGGTCATTTCTGCCTTAGGCAGCTTGAATGCAGGACTGTTGGCAAGGAAATCAGCTATCTCTCGTTCATGTTCCCAGATGTACTGCTGCCCACGACTACTTAATTCAGTATCATCCAAGGCAGGAGCTTCCTGAATCACACTTTCAACAATTTCAACATATTCCTGCTCAGGAATGCTGCCTGCGCCGATAGGAGTATGTCCGGAAGAACCGAGCATTTCCTTGGCGATCTTGGATACGTCTGACCCATGGTCGAGATGAACTTTCAGTAACCTCGCCTTTGCCTCTGTACGATTCTTTTGCGATATCGGACCATCATGATTCTCGATGGTCGCCAAAGCATCTGCCAGAGTCTGCCCTGATGCTATCAGCGATTTCCCCTGATTGAGCAACATGCTCTCTGCTGTCTCATCACGCTTCTTTGGATCATTGAACAGTGCTATCAACTCCCAGTCTTGGCTGGAAAACACGTGCCCTTCATCCACCACCTTTCGGATCTGCTGATAGAGAACCTCGTCGTTGTTCGACATCGCCGTATTCTTGGCCTTGTACAGTTCCAATTTGTGTCGAGTCGGTACTTGATTCATCATGGCATCGATCGAATCGAGATCGAACAGCTGATCTGCATCCCGAGCCTCAGCGATATTGCCCAAGAGGATGTTCTTCTCTTCGGCAAACCGGGAATCGACCTGCTTGTCGAAATTCGTCTGGAACTCTGCCAGGCTCTCGGATAAGGCTCTTCTTTGAGCTGTGTCGAGTTCGAATTCTCCGGAGATCTGATCGACTCTGGATTCCAAGGAGAAGTTTCGATCAAGATACTTTTCCTGATACTCTCCCTGCAATGACTGCAGAGCTTTCAATGGTGCTGTCGAGTACGCGAAATCCTGTACCATCTTATCTACGGTCACATCATTGAACAGTTCAAGGTCGGATATGTGAGAGCGATACTCAGATATTGCTACATCCAAGCTCTTGTTGTGATCGCTGGCAACCGTATCCCCATATCCTTCGATCTCGACCTCGATCTCAGCCATCTGCGCATTTGTGCTGAGGATCGATACCTTGCTCAGTGCTTCACCCTTGAGCTGAGGAAGGTATGTCTCCATCAATTCACGACGCGCACTGTCGCTCAGCAGCTGATTGTCATGAATGGTTGCTGCGATATCGGAAAACTTCTCTTCAACACGCTGGGTGTAGTTCTGATAGTCTCGATCGTATTGGAGCTCATTTATGAACTGATCTACAGCAGACTGAGCCCCCTGATATTCCCGATTGATATCGGTCTTGGCTTTCGCCTGTTCAAGAGCTTTCCGCTTCTCATGTTCGTTGGCACCGAGACCGAGCGCTCCCCATCCGATGTTGGTGGCGTTCTGAACGCTATCTGATTTCATCCCGGCTACGTATGATCTGACTCCCATGGTATTCTCCTATCCGAACAATCCCGCTCCATTGAACGCTCCACCAAACATGCCACCTGCAGCATCCCAGAACATGGCTCCAGCTAGTGCGTCTTTCCCTTCGGTCTTCATGTACTGAATATCTGATGCAAGATACCCACCTTGCAGTTCATAGAGCTCTTGTGCGTGTCCCAGATTCTGATCCAGCGAAGCGAGGTGCCGTTCCAGGTCGTTTTGATTCTGCTGGATCTTTCGGGCATAGGCTTCAGCCTGCTGGGTGGCAGAGGTGTAGTTGCTCACCGCTGAGGCATAGGTCTGATAATTGGACAGCTTGCTCTGCATTCTCGCCTGGGCTGTGGATGACTGAGCCTGTCGGTCGGCGTTGTCCACTAGATTCAGTGCTGTTCCCGATCCTCTGAAACCACTGGTAGCAGCCTGCTGTCTTGCCTCTCCAGTCTGTTGGGTATTCTGGACAGCGAGCGTTGCCAACTGCATCGCATTGACCTCGCTCTGCATGGATCCAGCTTTCGCTGTCTGATCCAAGGCCATATCTCTATTATCGATTGTCTCCTGACCGAGGAGATTCAATTCTGCGTTCGCTTCGGATACCTGAGCTTTCGCCTGATCCGTGGCGAGCTCATGGCTCTGTTTCGCCTGCGAGAATTGTGTATCCAGCAACTGTTTCTGACGGTTCAGATCTTCCAGCTTATCCTGGTAATCGGCTTCACGTTGTTTTGCTTTCGAAAGACCACTGCCCAGTCCGAGAAGGCCTCCTCCGATGATGCCCAGAGCAAGTAAACTCATCAGCCCACCTCCAATGCATACACCATCGCGAGGATGGTCAACGCTTCGTCATTCACAGAGCGAACTTTCATCTTCAGTTCCTTGTCGAACCCGCCACCAAGACGGATCGTCACATCGCCTTCCTCCACGAATTTGGTGTAGGACTCCAATCCGTTGTATCCAGCCTGGAAAGCTCCGCTCTCGAGCAAGCGCAACACCACCTTGGAGATCTTCTTGTTCTTGCCGATGGTGGTACCTGTCTCCAGTTGAGTCTCAAATCGATTGGAAACCATCACTGAGTCAAAAGGAATTGGCGTATCAGTATTATGGTGGTCGCTGTAAATGGTGGAATCCTCATCAAATCGCTCAATGAATCGAGATCCTCCTCGATCGATCACGATACAGACCTCCTGCCCGGACGGAGCATCCAGTACCGCAACCGATTCCACCGAACCAGAGAAGGTCCATCGTGACCAGCCCTGGATCTGATACAGCTTGTTGTATGAGAGCACAGCCAGGTCTCCGTTGTTGAGCACCAGGTACGCTCGTGGTTCAGGCACTCGCTGAAACGCCCACTCCCGAACACCTGATGCAAGCATATGATCGGCTGTGTAGCTGATATCCGGAGAATGATACCCTCCGTCTGCCATGACATAGCCCCTGCAGCGTTTCTTTCCTGATTGGATGAACAGGATATCTTCGTTCACGTTCAAGGCCTGCAACGGCGCACTGCCATAGGCTGAGACCTGCATGATCGACTGATTCAACGCATCGATGTTGCCAGGCATGATCCACTCGCCGCTGGCTGTCCCTACTAGGAGATTCTGACCAACGGTCAACCATTCGATTCGGTCGTTACGGTTCGAGCCGACTTCAAGCACCATGGCATTATCAGCACTGGTGATCTCCCTGATCGTGGTCTGCTCTTCGTAGATCAGATTCTGATTCTCCTCCCAACCTTCAGGCCATGGAGCATCCTTGATCACTTTCTCTGTGGAGGTGACGATATCGAACGTGGTGAAATCATGAGTGACGAACGGCCTGGAAGCCCACAGGCGATACGGATGGTTTATGCTGGAAGCAAACCACAGCCTATTCGAGCAGTATGCAACACATCCCGGATAATTCCCTGCACCCTTGAACATTCCGGCATACTTCGAATCTGTAGTAGGATCCAGTGTGGACCACGTGAACGATCCTCCCGTATAGGTCAGGATCTTCGGTGCATGGTTGCGATGAGCAAGATACAGACTCTGATAATCTTGAGTATACTGGATTTCAGAAAGCTCACTGGCGAGATACGGAACCGGGAACCCGTCTACTGGGTTTCCTTCAAAGGTGATGGGATAGAGAGTGCCATCAGCATAGCGGATGCTCAATTTCTGGTCAGTCAGTTCAATCAGGAACGATAGATGGACGCTGATGGTGAACGCGATGATGCGACATCTCCCATCCAATGCTTCAAGCAGCACGGTTCCCGGTCTGCGAGTGACTCCTCCCTGAATCATGATGAGGAAATTCTCCAACCGAGACACTCCGCTATGATAGATCCCCAGATCAGGCCGACCGCCCAGTTTCGGTGAGACCTCTCCACTGGTGAAGTTGTTGACAAGCACATCGGCCATCTCAGGCCTCCCTGCTGGTGTTATGACAATCTGCGGAAATCAGACCCTGTGATGCCCAGGTGTATCGCTGAAGTATCATCTGATCCATTCTGCCATCTGGTACCAAAAGGCCAGAAATCTGAAACGCCAAGGCATAGGCAATCAGTTCATAGAAATCATCCGGCACGTGCTCAGTCGGCAGTTCTTTCATGATGCCATACACCACCGCATTATCTACGTCGGTATAGAGTCTTCCACCAGCGACCTCGTAGGGGAATACGCTGAAAGCCTGTACGACCTTCATGGTTCCTTCTGGCAACTTGTATCCATGCAGATATCCTCTCGAACCACCATCATCATCTGAAGTGTCCAGCTGGAGCCTGACTACGAGGAAGGACCAGTCAAATTCCCGCATCGCCTTGAGTTTTGCCAGAGGGTAGTAGAGTTTGCATAACCGGACCTCCTTTGAAGGTGTAGGGCTGTCCAGATCCTCCTGGGTGATCTCCCGGTCAAAGAGAGAAAGCGTGATGTTGAACAGCTCCAATTCAGTCATGACGTGCTCCTGAGAAACAGGGGGCCGAAGCCCCCATCATCATTTCTTCGAGGCTGTCTTCTTCTCGACAGGCTCATCCGTGGACACCTTTTCAAGCCACTTGAACTGGATGTCCGCACCCTTTGCCACCTTGATCGTCTGCCCCTTCTTGAGGAACATGCCGTCGTAGTAGCAATCCCGTTTTGCGACATAGCTCTCCATTACAAAGGCCTCACCGTTCCCACGACCTCACCCTGGGCAAAATCGTTGTCTTCTACCGGGTTCACCAGATCCACTCTCACGTACTGACCGCACTTGTCTGGAAGCGCAGCCTTGTACAGAATGAACCCTTCAATCAGATCATCTGCATCGAACACTTCGCTGCTCTGCACAACCGAGAGACTGTCCGGATCGTCTCCGGAATAGATCTTGATCTGCAGTTTCGGCTCGTGTTCAGTAGTGTTTTCCCCTTCCACGGTAACACCGACTTCTGCCGCCTTGGAAACGTACACTTCCAGCACCTGGTTCGTTTCGACCATCTGGTTCTTGGCATCGAAATCGATCACCACACCTGCCTTGGTAGCCCCTCCGGTCACGCTGGCAAGTGGATAGGCGATGGGATCGAATGTCGTTCGAGTTTTCTCAATCAGCATAGGAGTACCTCCTCACACAATCTTGGACTCGGTGTTGAGCATCGAGTCGCATCTGCGAATGACGAACGAGTCGAACATCACATCCCCAATCGCATTCTTCGGGACGCTGTCAACATACTTGGCAGGGACGATACGCTTGGCGAACGCCTTGCGCATGGAAGAGAGCGTGCGGTTATTCGCATACAGCTTCACACTCCCCTGGAAGTCCACGGGCATCGCTGCGAACGCATCGTAGATTGCCATCTCGAGCTTACCCATGTTCTCCACGAGCTTTGATGGATCGTTATCGATGTTCGCGATGCGAATGACACTCTTTCGGTTGGCGATTCCAAGACCTGCAGTACAGGCATACTTGGTCTTCGCAATTTCGATGATGGTCCCGTCCGGCTGTGTCTCTGCCACATACGGATAGGCGGTGAACTCCATGCCGTTGTCCTTCTTGTGACTCGGATACATCAGGTGCGCACCTTCATCGGTGTCCCAGTACACCATGAGAATCGAGGACATCCCGTTGGCGTTGTCTCCTCCTGCGCCGATGGTGATGAACGGAAGCTCTGCTTCACGAGTCAGCGATACTCCGTCGATATCGGTCAGCTCGCTGAACCGAGGCATGAACCCGAGGAACTTCCTGGGATCCTGATTGCGGTTGCCATACAGCAACGCTTCCTCGAGATCCAATCCAAGCCCCCTCAGGTGCCGTCTGTCTTCGCGCCATCTCAGCTCCTTGTCGTGCGGAGAGAGTGCCATCACCTTCTTGAGGGATCTGGACCAGGATTCGATCATACCGAGCTCTTCGGTATACTTCTCCATGGATCCCTTGTTCGGCTTGGCTCCTTCATCCACAGCGACCCACGTACCCCGAGGAGGATCGCCCTCACGGCCTCCGATGTCTCTGAGCATGTCACTGGAAGATTTCCAATGAGCATCATTCCACATCGTCACTCGCTTGGTCACTTCGTCCACCACTGGGACGAGATCCTCGTTGTGTGTAGCGGCTGCTACATCTGCAAAAGTCAAATAATCAGGCATAGTGGCCTCCTATCAGTCTGGATAGTTGACGGGAACCCGTGGATTCCGTCCGTTAGATCCTGTCGTGTTGCTACCGATCGAACCGTCTTCCTCGATTGATTCGCCGATTCTCGAGAGCAACTCTGCTACCGCCGGATTGATACTCGCTCCAGTGCGATCCAGTGCATCGGCAAGGTTCTTGTCGGACTGAACCAATGCGATATATGCACGAGACATCGCCTTGCGCTTGGCATCGTACTGATCTGCCCAGCTCTTTTTCAGCTGCGCTTCACACCAATCCTTTCCCCGCTCGACAAGCTGCTGCATCGAGCCATTCTGAGCTTTGGAAATAGCATCGAACACTTTCTCTGCCACTTCCTTCGGAACACTCGATGACTCCAGCGTTGTCTTGAGAGACTCGGAGATGACTCCAAACGGATCGGAATCAGCATCCAGACTCTTTTCGAATTCTTCGTACGTTATTGGCTCTGTTTCCTTCGTGTCGCCTTCAGTTCCTTCGCTCCCATCGGTTTTTGCCTGCTTCGTGCTGCGCACAAAATCTGCCAGCGTTGCGTACTGCTGCAGATCGGCTTCGTCTTTCAGGTCGTTCGGCAACTGAGCCATCCACGCAGGGCTGGTCGTGCCTGTATCACCCTTCTGGGTGTTACCAGTGCTTTGGGTTCCGTCAGGTAGCCCAGACCCCTGCTGTTCCTTCCCATCTGCCCCGGGCGCCCCCTGAGTATCAGGTTCTACAGCAGTGTTGGTCCCATCCTTCACTTCCATCGCTTTCTCCTTTCATCCGGTCAATCAACCGGGAGTTTCCATTCATGACTCAGCATCCAGTCAAGAAGGGCAATCAGAGACTCCTCATCGAGCAGTCCGAGATCCTCCATCTTGCGAATGCCATAGTTCCTCAATTCCACCGCACCTGCTTCACAGGGGATCTGATCGAACACCCCACATTCCCGGAGCGTTCTGGCCAGTTCGTACTTTCCCTCATCGGTGCGATAGACATTCTTCAATGCGTTTCGCTTGCTCAGCGTCTCTCGATCTATCTGCTGTTCCTTGTTGATCATCTTCCAGCCACCCCCTGCATGAACTGCTGGGCAGTACTTCCTTCAGCTTTCGATAATTTGTTCACTGCATCAGCCTGAGCCTGCATCTGCTGGGCTTGTGCCTGTGCTTCAAGAATCTCCTGTTGCTGTTTCTTGATTTTCTTGACTTCTGCGATTTCTCGGATGATGGACTGAGGCATTCCGTTTGCACTCATGGCCTGTCGAATAAGCTCATCGAAATCCACATTCACCTGAGAATCCGGATTGAGCTGCATCACCGCAGCCAAGGCCTGCATGCCCTGGGTGATTCCTACTGTCTGGTGATAAGCCTTCATGTTCTGAGCAAGAGGACCGTCCAGCTCCACTTTGACCTGTCCCCCTTGGGAGGCTTTGACCAACTCATCAGGAGGAGGGGGAAGAAATCCACCCTTACGCAGAATGTGATACGTACGCATGATCAGCGGAGTGATCTTCTCCTCCTGCATATTGCCGATGATCGAGGATAAGAGAACCAACCCTTCGCCCTTGATCTCACGCACCTCGGTAGCTGTCCTCTGCTGATCCTGTCTCATGAGGATGTTGAACAGATCAGAATACAAGGATTGCTGAATCACCCGGGTCTGCATCTGAATCTCATTGGCCAGGTGATTCAGATCCAGAGTGGAAGGGAAAACCTTAGGTTCCCCTGTCTGGGCAAGGTTCGCATAGTTGCGCCCTCCCGGATTGAGGTTCAATCTACCCTTGAGCACTTCCGGAGCGAAGATCGGAGGATTGGCATTCTTGTCTGCAGCCATCATGTACAGGTATGCCATCTTATCGAGCTTCTTGATCTCTTCTACCAGCTCAATCACAGGAGAGCTCCCATAAGGACTCGTCCCATTGAGAAACCATCGATGCACGGCAACGGGGAATTCGTCGTACCCGCTTTCCAGAAAGATCTCTTCTCCAACATAACTGAAGTGCACAGAAGCGTACTGCTTGCTCGTGGAGATGATTGCATTACCCATCCGATTCAACGCATTCTTTCGCGGGTAGATTGCATGGAGCAACTTGATGCGCTGGTGACCTGCGTTGTTCTTGATCAGTCGCTTCACCTCCGCAGGTAGCTTCTCTCCCCATTTCTTGTAGGCGAGATTTGCTGGGATCTCGTATACCCGGTAGAAGGTATCCACACGACGATTGTCGTTCTCGCTGATATAGAACTCCTGAGGGTCGATGGTGTCATACACCATTGCTCCATGTTTCAGGTCATCCACAATGAACTCGGCACTCGTTCCCTGAACGAACGCATCCTTGGTGGCTAGGTGAGTGGAGGAGTAGAAATTGCACTGACTGAACACATTGAGCAAAGTCGATACAACCAGCTCCAGATGATCCTTGGCTCCATAGATCTTATCTGCATTCTGGAAGTTCTTGCCCTGAGTGGTGAAGTTGAACCATCGGATATTCTGGCTGATCAGGTATCCCATGATTCCATTCACTGCAGTATTAGTAGCTTCGACCTGCACATTCGAATGAAGAGGAATTGCTTCGATCTTGCTCTTGCTGAGATTGAAGGCCTCGGTTCGATGCTTGACCAACGCACAAGCTTCCCACCGAATTGCTTCAGTGGGACGGCGTACATTCTCCATTTCGGCTAACGTGCCAAGGAGAGATTGCTTGAGCTCTTCTTTTCTCTTCTTTTTGGTATCCACGTATCCAGTGAATCACATTGTCTCAATCGATTGGTGTCATTTGGAGCAGATAAGTAGTTTGAAGCAGTATCAGACTACCTGACGTTACATTGCCAGGAGGCAATCATGACAAAGATTATCGGACTAATGGCATCAATCTACGATACGGACGAACAGGGCAATTCAACAGTAGAGCAGCACTGGCTCATCGATCAGCATGGAGAGCATCGAGTGATGGTTCTCAGAACGGCTCATAAGGAGTTTCCTCAATCTCACGACTCCCCAGCAGACGCTGCCTCAAGAGCTCTTCTGCAGAGATCAGATCAGGAAACGACAGGAAGGGGATCACCTGGTCGTCGGTCAGCTTGCTCAAGGCGTCGAGCATATCGTCGTGACTTGCGTATGGGTAAGCGAGATACTCATCGATGATGAATTCCTCAATGATGTTCACGGTACTACCTTCCCAGTTCTTGCGCCACACAGCCTCTGGCATATAGATCCGTTGCTGACGGAACAGCGGTTCCAGAGCTTCAATTCGTAGTCCCTTGGCACTGGTAGCCTTTACCGCATAGATGGGGAACCGATAGTTCCTCAGAGCCATCTGCTCTTCGACATGTTGAATGTCAGCCTGCATGCCCACCTCTTCGTAGAAAGTACCCAGTTGAGGACGGTATTTCTGATGAAGCATGAACAATGCATTGGTTCGCCCAGTCAACGAAAGCTTGTCCCTGACCACATCGATGACGTAGTAGTTTCTGTCAGCTCCGAGTCCGATCACCCACATGACTGTGTAGTCGGTCTTACGCTTGATCTTGTCTGCCGGATCAATAAGAATCAATCGATTCAGGTTTTCATAGATGGTAGGAACCCATGGTTTGATCCACTCCCTGAGGAATCCCATGTTGCTGGACTGTCGAGGATCACACATCATCTGAGATGCGAATACCCACGAACCCAGCGCAGCTTTTCTCTTCGATAACACCTCTTTGGACAGCAGCACAGGATTGCCCAGCTCATCCACACACGGGTACACACGAGCAATGGCAGTCTTGGTCTTGATGATCTCGGCATACGTATCAGCATAGTGGTACCGGGTTCCGATAATCCTGATACGTACAGGTTTCCCGGGAGCACTGGCACCCGTATTGAGCGACATCTGGAACGCTTGGGTGGTTCTTTCTATCATCTCGGCAGAAGTAACCGAATCGAGAGTCACTACATCGTCGTAGACGAGGATTGTGTAGTGTCCACCAGTCTTCTGTCCGGTGACCAGACCTGAAGCGGTGAGAGTATCCTCCTTGGCTCGATTCTTTCGCTTCACTCGAATAGAATCAGTGGTCCATGGGATTCTCTGTCTCTTCCCTTCATCATCGATGTAGGTGCCCTTGAGAGGGTCCTCCCAGAGGATCTCCGGAAACAACCACTTGAGACGCCAGTTTGACTCCAACTCGGTTTTCACCTGGGATACGAACGATTTCGCCAACGTCTGGTTGAATGAGTAGATGCAGATCCTTTCTTCAGCATCGATGAGAATATCCTGAATGGTCTTGAGCCAAGTTATGATGGTGCTCTTGTAGTGTTCACGAGCCCAGATATCCAGATACCCGTCGGGATTCTCCTGCACTTCCAGGCAACGGTCATACAGCCAATCTCGATTTATATCCTCTCTCTCGCAGACAAACACGGCGAGAAAGAATATATCCTTCCTGACCATGTAGCGCATCCACTGGCGCATCTCCTCGTGTTTGCCTTGGTGTTCGTAGTCCTCCATGATCTGTTTGCACTGGAGGATGAATTTCTCACGAGGACTGGTCACCATCGCTCTTCCCTCGTAGTGCCAGCAGTCGCTCGGTACGTTCCAGAAATTCCTTGCTGATACGCATGGCAGTCTTGTCGTTCACATCGATGGAACCGGACACATCATGCTTCTCTGCAATTCCCAGAGCATCACGCTTGGTCTTCACCGCAAACTCGGCAAGATTCTTCCATTGGGTTGGGTTGATATCTGATTCCCGAAGACAGGCAAGTTTCATCAGCAATACTTCCATCACCTCATCAGCAAGCTGAACATGTTCCCGTGCTGCCTTGACCTGTTCGCTCTCCATCTCATGGCGCTTTTGCTCCTCGAGATGATACTCATAAGCTTCAACCCGTGATACCCAACTATTCTTCTTGGACCAGACCTGCAACTGAGATCTATAGGATTCCTTCCTGCCATAGGCATGACATAGTGCCACATGAGAACGAGTACGCCCCATGTCCCGGTAGCGACAGAACCACTCGTAGGCCAACGCTGTCTCATTCTCTTGCTTTTCCCATACGTCCATGGCTTATCCTTGCACAAATCGTCGGTAACGTGTTCTCATCAGGAGCAGTTAACTCAAGGGGATATCGAACGTAGTCATCCCATCATCTGCAGTAGCTCCAGTCTCTATGAGTTTCTCGATCTTCTTTCTCGCCATCCCATAGGCCCGAGCACATTCTGCAAGAGACTTGTATCGATGCACGGTAGTACTGGTATAGGCACACACGGCATTCCCTGCACGCTCCCTGTCGATCGCATAGTCGATAGTAACCCCATCGATCGCCGAGCCCGTACGAAGGATCTCGGATACCTGCTTCTCTGTCCATCCCAGTAGATTCGCAGCAGCCTTTTGTCCATTGGTTTCTGCAACCACTTTCCCGTTGTTCATGATCAACAATTTCATCAGTACGCCTTCCCATGCAACCGTGGTCGCTTCTTGTTGTATTTCATTTTGGCCATGATATGCGCCTCGAGGTCAATTCCCAGATACCCGGCGAGATCGGCTATTCTGATTACCGCATCGGCCAATTCATCTTCCACTGTATCTTTCACGAAGAACTCGAAGGATGATTGTACTTTCCTTGGAGAGTGAGAGAATTTTTCCAGTGCAGCCTCATATCGTTTCAGGTCAGCCCGTTTCCCATTACGATCAGCTTCCAGAGCCTCACTGAGTTCGCTGTGTATCAGACAGAGAAGCTCTCCCAGACTCTGATCCTTTTGGTGAAATCCATGCTGTAGTGCATTTCCGAATGCTTTGTTCTGTAGTTCCTTGATCGTCACATCAGCCTCTCTTCTTCCGGTAGTCTTCTCCGGTGAACTCGATGATCTTTCCTTCTCCAGCCACTCGACTGAAAGCGGAGATTCCGATGACAGCCTCCAGATCCTTGCGGTTCGAATTCGAAATGAGTACAGTCGGCTTCATCTCGTTGTACCGATCGTTGATCAGCCGATACAGATACACGAACTCGGTTTGGGTTCCATGCTTCTTGTCGATCTCGTCCACCACCAGATAGTCGTAATCGGTGAATTCCCGTAGGACCTTCAACGGATCGCCTCCGTTGAACGAGGATCGAATGAGATCAAAGTAATCGGCAGCGAGGATGTACTGGGCATACCGTCCAGCTTCCCATTGCTTCCGGATCGCACAGAATGCCAACATGGTCTTTCCGGTCCCATTGCTACCATGCAGGATTCCTGACTTTCCGGAAGCCATATGCTTCACAATTTCCCTGTCTCGATCGTCATGGCACACATAGTCGGCAAAAGTGTTGTTACGGTATCGCAACGGAATCGTATCCATCCTAGAATCCAGCAACTCTTTCTCATACGCACTCCACTGCGATCGAACTTTCTCTTCGATCATGCGATCCTGCAGATCGTTGGAAGTTGGCTTTCCGGTTTTTCGCTCCATATCAACCAACTCTAAGACCACTCGGTTTGCTGCATCCAATTCTGCCACCTGTCGATTGAACTTTCTTCCTTTCGGACATGGTTCATAACTCATTCCACCCTCCTGAATCGTATTCGTAGCCTTCCGGTCGCCATGTCTTGCCAGGACTCGCCCGGCTTCGAGGAAGCTCGCTCTTCTCCCAGGTGCGGACACAGGCCTTCCAGTCCTTCATCGGATTCTTACCGACCTTCCATCCCTTGGACTCGTAGAAATCCCAGAACTTCTGCGAATCCACTTGGTTTCCCCGTTCCTTGCAGTAGGCTGAGATCT